GAAACGGCGCCCGACGTCTTGGCGGTGGCCGCGGCGTGCTACGCCTGGATCGTCGAGAATTGCGCAGAAGTCGTCGCCATCGTTGGCATGACCAATTTGGCCAAGAGCGAGTACTTGTCGGGCCTGCACAAGCCCGGCTGGATTCAGGTCGACGCGGACCTCGCCAACTGCGACTCCAAGCAGCACGCCTCCGCCGTAGCGAGCCTCCTCATCAGCCTCTGCGCCGCAGCCGGCTGCGACAAGAAGGTCATCGACGCCCTCCGCATGACGGCTAACAACGCGACGTACGTCTTCGATACCGTCGACGGCACCGTCAAGTACCGCGGGCTCATGACCGGATTGCGGTCCGGCGACTCCTGGACGACCATGGTCAACACCGTGGTCGCTTGGGCCGTCTGGACCTGCGCCGTTAAGCGCTGCGGCCGCGAGGGCAAGATTGTCGTTCTCGTGGGCGGCGACGACGCCTGCGTCGGCGGGCTGCCGGAAGACGCGTGGGCCGTCGCCAATTCGGCGCGCGAGATCTACGCCGAATTGGGCCACACCCTCGAGGTCTCCGAGGGCTGCACGTTCTACTCGTCACTCGCGGTGCCGGCCAACATCCCCGGCCAGGACTTTGAGTACGCGTGCACGCCTATGTCCGGCAAGATCCTGGTGAAGACCGGCTTTCCGCCAGTCAAGCTCAACCGCGACAACGGGTTGGCCCACGCGCGTGGCGTGGCCCTGTGCATCGCCCCGTACCTCAACCACGTGCCCGTACTGCGCGAACTGACTAGGGCCGTCGTGCGCAACACGCGCAACGTGAAGGCCCGCGTCGTGGGCGAATCGCCCAACGCCTTCTGGTCGGAGACGGCCAAGGCGGAGGCCAACGCCTCGACGATGGATTGGTTCTGCCAGCGGTACCGCACGACCCGCACGGAGGTGGAGGAGGTCGAGGCGGCGCTGCGCGCCATCGACCGCCCGCCGCCCTACAGGCTTCACCACCCGTTGTTCGCCAGGATGGTTGAGATCGACACCGGGATCAGCCTCGAGGCCCACACCGAGGCGCACCGCCACTTCGATCAGTAGGTTCTGACACTTGAAAGCCCGACTTCGTCGCCCGGTAGGTTGGCCAACCGGCAGGCTTGCCCGCGCGGGCGGTAGGAGGGGGGGGTAAAATACTCTCCTCCGCCCGCGTTGAATTTGCCTAGTATATTGCGCTTAATTCTTTTCTTAACATTACCATGGCTCGCGTTCGCAAAGCCAACAACCGCAAGACCAACCGCGTCGCTCGCGCCGCTACCAAGATTCGTGCACGACCTGCCGGACGGGGCCGTGCGGGCAGATTGTCGATGCTCGATGCTCGCGCTTTGGCGTACCGCCGTCTTCTCGCTGATCCCTGCAACGGGCCGCTGGTGTCACCGGTAGCCCTGGGGCCTACTACTGGGCTCCTCGCTCGCCAGCGCTATTACGTGCGGCCCACTTTCTCGACAAGCGCCGGAGTCGCCGCTGCGACGATCGGCAGCGTTGCGGCCGTGTTCAATCCTGCGACTGGTAATTTTACTTACGTCGCTCATGCCGCTGGCATCACTGATTCGAACACTTCGGTCGACCTCGAGACAGGCATCCTGGCTTCTGCCGTTTGCCACGCCTACCGGCCCGTTGCCGCCTGCGTGAAATGGATCCCAACTGGCGCCATTTCGTCGCGGGCTGGTGTCGTGGCCACAGGCTACGTGGCCGACCGCGTGCCGCTGCCGGGCAACGCTTTCGGCATAGACCGTTTCCAGGCGATGTGCCAGCACACGGTGTCCAACACCGGTAGCGGCATGTTGCCCGAAGTGCGGTGGGTGCCGTCTGGTCCCGAAGACCTTGAGTTCAGGGCCCGCGGCATTACCTACAACGCCGACAGTGGCACTTGCGCCATCATCGCCCGCGACGTGGACAAGACGACCGGCGCTTCGGGCACCACCACCCATCTCAACGGTTACTTCGAGGTTACCGTTGTTTGGGAGTGGGTCCCCGATTCGGAGTCGGGCATCGCTGCCACCGTCCAGGCCGGCAGCACCAGCACCATCGCCCAAGTTCTTGGTAGCCTCGGAGACCTTACCCGCTTCGTCATCGATGGCGGGTATGCCAGCCGCCTCATGGGAGCCGCCGCCAGTTATGCGACGACGGCTATCATGGGCCGTGCTGTCAACTCCCTCGCCGCTTCGCCCATGCTTCTTGCCTAATTCACTCTCC